AAAGAAACTTTTCATCTATATTGGTATTTCTTATACATTATTTAGTGTTTACTGTAACTTATAATATACAGATGATTTGTCAGATTGAGAAGATGCATAGAGATAGATTTCTTTCATTGCCATATCTGGATCTTTGCATTTTGTCAACCAATCTAAAAATCTCAAACCAGCAAGTTTACTATATCTCCAAGATTTATCTTGGGTAGCAATCTGTGCTTTATTATTTGTCTCTGCTTTCTTAGACTTATCAAATTTAGTTGCACTATAATCTTTCAATAAATTATAGATTTCTGTTGTAATATCTTGTGATTTACTTGCGTTTGGATCAGAATCTGCCCATGTTGGAATTTTGAACTGAGAGATATTTGCGAATCCAGCATTTCTCAAAAGTTCAATAAGAACTGTACCCTGAATTTTTCCTTGAGCAGCAGACTTCCCTTTTAGTTCCAACTTCCAATCTCCTTTTGAAGAACCGCCAAAATTTCTTGCTTGAAATTTTTCAAATTGACCAGATCCATAATAAAGATAGACATCCATAGAAGATAAAAAAGTTAGATCATATTTTTCAAACTTTGCCTTATCATTTGCCTTTCTAACTGAAGCAGGTTGGTTATTTTTAACATCCATTTTTGCATTACCCTCAATCTTTTTGAGAGAAATACCAATTAATGATCCATCATTAAACCGTTCAAGGAGTGCGTTATTCAAACAATCAATAGTATTCTCTCCATCCAAATGTGTTTTAATCTTTCTCCTCTCTCCTGCTTTTATCATCCAAATGTCAGCAGGATTCCACTTATCTTCGGATGAAAGATTAGTTTGTCCTTTTACTCTACCAAATGCTTTTTTGATTGATCCATCATCAAGAAGTCTATCACCTCTGACAAACTTATATCCAGATCCACCAACCTCTTTAAATATTTCATTTGCTCCTTTGACAGACCCTTCTTTCCATTCTTTAGGAAGACCCATAATGTCTTCTAGATTTGTACCACCCACATCAACATGGTTCATACCACATCGAAGATCAGATTCGTCATAGATCTCCTTTTCACCACAATAATATCTCATAGCAGCATATACACATTGTGCTGCTTCTTGAATTGCTGTTGCAGCAGCACCACCACCAGATCCCTTTGATCCATTTGGTTTTACAAGAAGTCTAATATATTTTTTTGCATCACCAATCAAATATACATCTAATTCTGTTTCTTTTTCTAAAACCTCAGCAATAACTCCATCTCCATCAAGAGACGATTGAATATTAGCAGCTGCCGTTACTCTTTGTGCTTGTGGTACATAGACCACCATCTCAATAACTTTTTTTGCTTTGGGTTTCTCATTAACATTCTTAACATCAAAGAGATAGTAAGAATAATCTTCTCCCCCCAATGCACCCATTACTTTCTCAAAAGTCTTTACTGCAGGTGCAGGAATTGTAATTGCCATAGGAATACGCTCCACCGACGTTTACATCTATTTAGAATGGAGTTAAAGAGACTCGAACTCCTGACATCCTGCTTGCGAAACAGGTGCTCTACCAACTGAGCTATAACCCCGAAAACCCCGAAGGGTCAGTGATCATGGTCTTTAGGAAGATTTGATTCAATCTGTTCATCCAGTTGTCGGATAAACTCACGAATAGTCAATGTTCTTTGTGAAGGAAATTCGTAACTATCTTGTTTAGTAAACTGAAATAAAGAAGCACGAATCAGTGCTGCATCATGAATATTTAATTTTAGATCAATTGTAATGTCGCAACTCACAAGTCTTCCTCCAAATGTTTGTCTATCTGTTGTGAAATCTCTCTGATCTTTAGGATACCTTCGTCAGAAAAGAAACCAGGATGGTCTTTTGTATACAAGAAAAGATGATGACGTAGAACAATTGCATCACGTCTATTCAATTCAAGGTTGATCACAAATCTCCTTCCTTACGATTTTCAGAATGATGAACGTCAAACTCACCACCAGGATAACGTGCCTTCAGTTTGTCCACATTCATTTCTAGCACCTCATCAAAAGTTGTATCGAGTGCCATACATGCCTGAGCAAGATACCAACAGATATCACCCAGTTCACGTTTCATGTGAAAAACATTATCTTCATTGTAAGGTTTACCTTGAAAGAGAATCTTCTTCACAACCTCAGTAAACTCACCAGACTCAGCACAGAGACCAAGAGCAGCAGTGAGTAACTGTGACGTATTAGTTCCAGTTACCTCAAGTTCTGCAAGACGAGATCCCATTGCACCATAGTCAAGACTAGGCTCACTGGTAACTCCCTTGACAAATTCTACATATTTTTCAGTATCAACTTTAGTCATGAAAATCAGGGATAAATGGTTCTTGGCAATCTGGGGGGAGTTGTTGTGTAGGAAGTTTTTGACCTTCCACTTCAATGTATTCCACCTCTTCCCAACTACCACCAACACCGCCATCCATATTGACGACGATATCTTTAGTTGGGAGTTTGGGTTTTTCTAAAAGTTTGACCTCAACAGTTTCATAGATTGGTTTGAATTGGTAATAGTGTCCATCACCCCTCATTCCAATAAGATTAACGGCATCTTTAATAGAACCGCAATCAGCAATCTTTTTACCAGTCGGATCAAATACAGAGTAGTATCCGTTCAAAACTTAAACCCCTCAAATGATTTCTTTGGTTTTTGTTCCTCATTATTATACTCCTCTTCTCTACCACTGTCAAGAATATCATCTTGTGCTGATTGCTCACAATCATACAAACGCATCTTTGCTCTATCAATACCAACCACAAATCTCTTAGATATGGTTGGATCATTATATCTATTCTTCAATTGCTTCACCATAATTTGTCCTAGTCCCTCAAGGTCATCTGTAGAAATAAGGGCAAACATAAGATCAGCAGTAGCAGGGAGACCAAAGGATTCAGAAGTGTCAGTAATGTCAACGTCAGAGCTACCATAACCAGAACGAGTGGTCTGGGTGGCAGATACGATAGGGACGTTTGCCTCGCAAGCGAGTCCTCGAAGTTCTTCAGCAATTGCTTTGACAACTGTATATGAATTGACATTACTACCAGCGCGATATCTTTCGGAAGCACATATATTAAGGTAATCAACGAAAATAATATCAGGTCTAAATGATTTCTTAAGTGCAAGTTCATTAAGAAGAGACCTAAAGTGTCCACTATGTGCAGATGCAGTTGGGTATTCTTTAATTATAAGAGAACCCTGAGTTTTCTGAGATAGTTTTGTCACCTTTTCCTCAAACATTAATTTAGGAAGATCTGTTATCTCCTGAATAGGTACATTGAGTAGGTTAGCATCAATTCGCTCCGCAATTTTCTCTTCAGCCATTTCAGCCGTGATGTATAATACGTTTTTCCCTCCCAAGAGTGCGGCAGCTGCAACATGACACATAAACAAACTTTTGCCGACACCAGTGCCAGCGAGAGCAATGTTAAGTGTTTTATTCGGGAGACCACCTTTCGTAATCTTGTTGAAATACTCCAAGTCAAATGGGATTTTGTCTTCTTCACGGTGGTATGATTCATATCTTTCTTCATAATCAAGTAAGTAATCATGTCCTACATGAGCATCAAAAGAAACTGCCAGAGCTTCTGAGAGAATACTAGGAATTGCATCACGATCTTTTTCTTTATCTTTCCCATCAGCAAGTGCAATAGATTCCATCAGTGCCAAATAGATAGCACGATCTCTACACCATTTTTCAGTAGTATCTACTAACCAATCATGATCTGTAGGGACATCATCAAGATAACTAATGAGTTTTGTAATCTCACTAAAAGTTGTATCATTAATATCTTGTCGTTTTTCTACCTCAATACAAAGGACTTCCTTTGTTGCTGGTTGATTATAGTTTTGAACAAATTTTTCTATTTCTTCAAAAACAATTCTTTGATTAGAATCCTCATAGTATTCAGATTTAATAAAAGGAATTACCTTACGAAGATACTCCTCATTGTAAAGAAGATTTCTTAAAATTAGGATTTCAACTTTGTCCATGTGGAATGTCAAATACGAAGGTTATACGTGTTTCATCACCGATATTAACGGTTCCATGAGGTAGTTTATTATTGAACCAAAGAAGAGTTCCTGGTTCAACAATGACAGTTTCTTTGCCACAGAAATATTGATACCTTCCAAGTATTGAAAGGTGATATCTGTTTCTGCTCAGATAGTATGTTCCTTCATCAATATGTGCTCCTACAATTTCATCAATAGGGAGTGAAAGAAAACCGCATCTATGAATGTCTGCATTCTTGAATTGCTTACGTATGATCTTTCGAATCTCACTATGATGAGAATAAGCAGGGGTTTTGATGTTAATCTCAGAGTCTCCCACAAAGTCTTCCTTGTGCTTGACTCCACCCAGTATAAGTTGAAGTGCGCTGGTTGGCAAGTCTGCAAACCCTCTATCAACTAAAGATTGAGATCCTTCCAAATTTTTTTGATGATCCCAATCCTGTGGATATTTCTTTAGTTGTTCAATTACTTTCTTGACGTTGATCTTCGTCTTCAGGATCTTGATATTCTGTCCGCAACCACCATCCATCGTGGGGATCATCGTTGATGTGTTCATACTTTTCAGGATCCATAACTAAATTCCTCTTTTGCGATGACATCCAGTTTTTCCATTACTTCAGGTGTGAAGTATGCTTCTGGGTCTTTATAGATTGCCTTTGCATAGATTTTTTTACCATCTATCTCATAACGACCTGCAACATTTTTCCAGAGACCTCCCAGTTCACCCAGTTCAAGAAGACCATAATATCGATCAAGACCACGCTCATCATAATAAAGACGTATAGTAACATCCTTGTTCTCCTTACTTAAACGTGACTTGTGAGTCTTAGCCTTAATAAGGTTTCCAATGACTTCTGTTCCATCCTTCTCTTTCTTCTTGCTGAGATAGATGATTGTACTTGCTGCATACTTGAGACCGCTGCCTCCTCCCATTTCCTTTGTAGGGACATAAGAACCA